CTACCACCGTTGAAGAACTAGAGGTGTTGGTTAATGATTCCATTTATTGTTTTGTTTTATAAGAGATCATAAGGGAGAAATAAGTGGAACAAGAAATATTTAATTGGTTAGTTGCTGGGATTAGTGGCTTGCTTGGTTTCTTTCTTCGCGTTATGTGGGGTGCAGTAAAGGACTTACAAGAAGCAGACGAGCATTTGGTTGAGAAAGTAAATCATATTGAAGTCCTTGTTGCTGGTAACTATGTTAATAAAGATGAGTTCAATAGGTTTATGGAACGACTTTACGCCAAGTTAGATTCTATTGAAAATAAATTAAATCACAAGGTAGACAAATGACATATCTTGAAATGGTTAATAAGGTACTTAAACGCCTTAGAGAACGTACTGTAGGTACTGTCAATGAATCATCATACTCAACCTTGATTGGTGTGTTGATTAATGATGCTAAGGATACAGTAGAGAACGCATGGAGTTGGTCTGGCTTGCGTACAACGCTCAGTGCAACCACACAAGAAGGCGTTTTTAACTACGTACTTACAGGATCAAAAAATAAAATTACTGTTCTTGATGTGTTAAACGATACTAACGATGTATTTCTTAAGTATCTTCCTGCACATGAAATGACAAGGTACTATCTGGTTGGTACACCACAAACAGGATCACCAACAGACTACAGCTTCAATGGTATTGATGCTAATGGTGATACACAGGTTGATATCTATCCAAAACCAGACGGAGCATACGATCTACGCTTTAACTGTATTCTTCGTACACCTGAACTAGAAAGCGATTCAACAACATTTAATATACCAACACTTCCTATTGAGATGCTTGCTTATGCTCTTGCTGTAGAAGAACGTGGTGAAGATGGTGGTATGAATCCTGTGTCTGCTTATGCTAGAGCTAAGAATGCCCTTGATGATGCTATTGCACTAGATGCAATCAAGCACCCAGAGGAGACATTGTTCTATGAAGTCTAAGACAGTATTGGTAGAAAACCTAGCTACAAGCTGGGCTACTATTTATACAGTACCTGCAAACACAAGAGCAAAGTGGGTATTAGCTTTTGTTAGTAATGGCACAGGATCAACTATTAGTGATGTTGGTATTCGTATTGTTAATGACGATACTATTACTGTTCTTGGTGCTAAGTCTCTTCACTCTGGTGATTACATTCAGTTTGGACAGGCTGGTATTTATGTCATGCTTGAACCTGGTTATACCATTGAGGCACAAGCTGATACTACAGGGGTGTCCTGTATTTTGACACTTGAAGAAACGAGCTTTGTAGTGAGTACGTCCTAATGGCAAAAGAACTAATTACATCATCGTTAGTAGCACCAGCATTCTTAGGTTTGAATACCCAAGAGTCCAGTGTTGCTAATGATCCTAGTTTTGCTCTTGAGGCAGACAACTGTGTTATTGATGAGTTTGGTAGGCTTGGTGCAAGAGAAGGTTGGTTCTATCGTACTACTACAGGTGGTACAGGTGTAAACCTAAAAGGAATACATACGTTTTTAGATGTTCTTGGAATAAATACTTTTCTTTCTTGGTCTGAAGATACCTTTTATAAAGGCTTTACAACACTATCAACAATCACACCAACTACTACTGATACTATATCAGATGGTAACTGGCAAGCCGTTACACTAAACGATAGAGCATACTTTTTTCAGCGTGGTTATAAGCCACTGTACTATACTAACGAAACAACGGCTGATGAATTTAAGAGCATAGATCAACATGCAGACTACAATGGTACAGCACCAAATGCTGATATTGTACTGTCTGCTTATGGTCGTTTGTGGGCTGCTGATACTACAACAAACAAAACAACGATCTACTTTTCTGACTTGTTAAATGGTGTTAAGTGGGGAAGTGGTAGTGCTGGTACTTTAAACATTACTGGTGTGCTGTCTAAAGGTGCAGACGTTATTACTGGTCTTGCTGCACACAATGGTTTTTTGATTGTATTCTGTTCAGATCATATTATTATCTTTGAGGATAACGATTCCTTTCAAGGTAGCTTTGATGTAAACACACTAAGACTTGTTGAGGTTCTTGAGGGTGTTGGTTGTATTGACAAGAACACAATTCAAAACATTGGAACTGATGTAGTCTTTTTGTCTGCAACAGGCTTAAGAAGTATTGGTCGTACTGTTCAAGAAAAGTCCAGTCCAATTGGAGATTTGTCTAAAAACATTAGGAATACTTTTGTTGAGTCTATAAACAGGGAAGAAGACAAGACTTTAATTCGTTCTTGTTTCTTTCCAGAACAGGCTTTTTATTTGTTGTATTTGCCTAGTGCTAATATCGTTTATTGTTTTGATACAAAAAACAAACTAGAAGACCAGTCACTTCGTGTAACTACCTGGAGTGGAATAGATCATAGTGGTTTTCTGTATGATAAAACAAATAATAAGATGTACTTTTCACAAGTAGACGGAATTGGTGAGTATGGTTTGTACACAGATAATGGTAGCTCTTATAGGATGAGGTACTTTACAAACCACTTTGATTTTAATGCACAGAACGTAAATAAGATTATTAAGAGAGCTGCTGTTACAGCTATTGGTTCTTCTGCACAACCATTTGTATTAAAGATTGGTTACGACTACACAACTAATTATTTTAGCTTTCCTTTTGTACTAAAAGAGTTTGTTATTTCAGAGTATGGAGTAGCTGAGTATGGATCAAATGCTGATACAATTGCTGAGTATAATTCTGGCATTGCGTTGGATCGTGTGGATTATTCTGTTTCAGGGAATGGTTCCATTGTGCAGTTGGGTATTGAAACAGTAATTGATGGCGCACAACTAAGCGTACAGAAACTAGACGTTTATGCTAAAACAGGTAGGACTATTTAATGAGTAACTATTCAAAAACAACAGACTTTGCATCAAAGGATGCCTTGGCTACTGGTAATGCTAATAAGATCGTCAAGGGTACAGAGATTGACGATGAGTTTAGTGCAATACAAACAGCCATTGGAACTAAAGCAGACACACTTAGTCCAACGCTTACTGGCACCCCATTAACACCGACCGCTGCTTCTGGAACAAGCACAACACAGATTGCTACCACTGCTTTTGTTACTACTGCTGATAATACTTTAGAAGCAACTTTACAAGCGGCCATTGATTTAAAAGCAGATATTGATTCTCCAACTTTTACTGGAGACCCAACAGCACCAACTCCGTCAGCTGGGGATAACGATACAAGCATTGCCACCACTGCTTTTGTGCAAAATCAGATTAATGCTGCTAGAGGGTTTATTGCTTTTAATGGTTCTACTGCCACTACAATTGCATCACAGAACTTAACACTAACTAAAAATGGAACAGGTAATTATACTATTTCTTGTGATTCATCTATTAGGGACGACACATCAAACTGGGCAATTACAATAGGCAATGTGGATCAGGGTGTACTTAATCAATCACCATTAAATCCAACTTCTACTACTGGGCCGAATTCTGATGATGATCTGACACTATACAATTGTTTTGTTAATACCAGAGCAATAAGTTCTTTTAATATCAGAGCAATAAAAACATACAACAAGTATAGAATTTTTAGTGCTGCTGACACTGATGGTAACGCAACACAAATGTTTGGTATTACATCCGTTGATCCAACTTATATTTGTGTAACATTGTTTTAAGGGATACAAGATGAACAATTATTTTTTTGAAAACCCCGTTGGAACCAACAGAGTTAGTTTAACTGTAAGTGATAGGTCAATTGAAGATCTAAAGGAAGCCGAGATTATTCCTAAAGAATCTAAGGTTATTGTAAAGCCTTATAACAGCAATCCAAAAGCGGATGAGTTTGCTTTTTCGTCACATGTTGACAAGCTTCGTATTGATGGTGACAGCCTTGTGTTTGACCTTGAAGTACTTTCTATTTGGTTTCTTGATGAATACAGAAAGATCAGAGAACAAGCATTTAAGCTGTTGGATAACTATGAAGTAAGAGCAATGGTTTCAAAGCGTGATGATATTCTTGCTTTAATTGAAAAGGACAAAGAGCTTTTACGAAATCTGACTGATGATCTTAATCTTTCTGATTGCAAGACACCAAAAGAAATAGCTAACAAAGTACCATTTGCTTTGGCTGTAGACTATGACACCAAGTACAAAGATATGTTTAAAAGCTAAAGACATTGCTAAAGAAGTTATTAGAAAGCACAAGGACAAGACAGGGCATACTGAAAACTCTTTAAAAAAAGTTTGTATAGAAGCATTACCACAAAACGAAGTAGAGGTAGCTGAGGAAAGAAATCTTGTAGACCTAAGTTATGCTGGTCTTAACAACCAGTTGATTCATTTGTTACAAGAGATCTATCCAAACTACAACATCATTAACAGTGGTATGTTTTACTACCCAGAAACAGGTTATATGGGATGGCATACAAACTCAAATGCACCATGTAAAAGAGTATATATTGTTTACTCTGATGGGAATAGCTTTTTTAGGTACATCAAGGACGACAAGGTTATTACTGAATGGGATAAACCTGGAGTTAGTATTAAAGAGTTTGATATTAAAGATGGTGAAGAAAAGCTGTGGCACTGTATTTATTCTTTTGGTGATAGGGTTAGTATAGGTTTTAGGTTATATGATTCATCTAATGACTGAAGAATGGTCTATACTAGATACACCACTAAAAGTAAACTGTAAAAATTTGTATAAGCTAATTAACTTTAGAAAACAAAAACCAATTAGTGTACCGATTTGGGAGATAGGCCATAAAGAGTTGGAGAGTATTGATAAAGCCAGTTTGCGTTATCAACTAGCAGATACAAACTACCCTTCTATTGTGGCAAAGATAGACAATCCATGCAACAAAGAGTACAGACTTATAGATGGTAGACATAGGCTGTTAAAGCAGATGGAAAACCAAGAAGTATCTATACAGGCATACGAAGTAACGTATGAAGATATTATCAAATATGCAGAGGAACTATGAAAATCTCAATTATCCCAAATCATGAAATAGACGGTATCTGGAATCAAATTAAAGACTACGTAGAGGATGCTGCTAAGTACACTTACGGAAGATTCACAGCTAATGATATTAGGAATGGTATTAAGAATAATCTAAACCAACAACTTTGGGTTGCTCATGATGATGAGATAATTTATGGGTTTGTTGTGACAGAACCAACTGACTATCCACAGCTAAAAGCAATGATTATGCTTTTTATTGGTGGGTTTGAATCGCACTTATGGAAAGAAGATATGTTACCAACAATACAAAAGTTTGCTTACTCAATAGGTTGTGATTGTATTGAATCACAAGGCCGTCCAGGTTGGGAAAGGTTTTTTAAAAATGATGGTTATAAAAAACGCTTTGTAGCCTATGAGTTACCAGTAGAGGAGACAGTATAATGGGTAGTAAAGGTTTTTTTGGTAGTGGGGGTGAAGAATCAAAACCTGTTTCGTTGAAAGGCGGTCAGTTTCAGCCTTACACTTATACAAGTCTTGCTGGAAGCACAGAGCTTGAAAGAGACAAGCGTGGCTATACTTTTTCCCAAGAGCTTGACCCAAGGTTACAAGGGCTTTATAGCCAGGGTCTTGCTGCGTCACCTGGTCTTTTGTCTCAGTACTTGCAACAAGCACAGGAACCTCTTGAACAGTTTGATTTCCAGAAGGGAATAGACGAAGCCACACAGGAATACTTTACACAGCAACAAGCTGCTCTTGATCCCGTTTTTGCACAGGAACGTCAACAGCTACAGTCTGATCTGTTTGGATCAGGTCGTATGGGGCTTATGCTTGCTGGTGAGACTGCTGGCGCAGGTGCTGGTGGAATGGTACAACCAGATGCGTTTGGTTTAAGTAGGGGCCAGGCACAGTCATTACAGGAAGCATACGCTAAATCTCGTGCTTCTGCTGTTGTTGAACAACAACAAGCGTTTGATCAAGCACAGAAACAGTATACACTTAACCAAATAGCAAAAGAACAACAACTTTCTAATTTGCTTGGTGGTTATCAGGGTGCCTTTGGTACTGCTGGTGAAGTAATTGGCATTGAGCAGGGTCTTGTTACTGGTGCTGCTGAACGTGAAGCACTAGTTAGAAATGCGTTTTCTGGAGCTATGGGGATGAAGTCTTCAAAATGAGGCCCGGGGCTTGGTTATCAAGCTACTAATGCGTTCATTAGTGGATTTGCCAATAAAGCTGGCCAAAACATGGTGCCCAAGGGCTGAACAGTTAATTACGATGTGATTGGAGTAACAAGATAATGGCAGAACAAGGTTTAGTAGCGAGTATTTTTGGTAAAACAGTATACGAGCTGCAACAAGAAAGAATTGCTGAAAGAAAAAAACAAATGGCAGCTTTTGCAAACGCTGCTCAATCTCGTGGCGAATCTAGTGGTATTGCTTCTGGCGGTTTTTTATTAGGCAGTGCGCTTGCAGATAAAGTGTTTCCAAACACAGAAGCAATGGAAAAAGCAAGGCAAGCAGAAGAAAAACAAGCTGTATTGAATGAAGCAATTGCAGAGGCAGACACTACTGAAGAAAAACTTAGGCTTCTTGCTGGCGGGCTATCAGACGCAGGAGAAACAACACAAGCAATTAATGTTTTTAATCAGTTCGAAAAAGCTAAAAACACAAGGATTGAGCGAGAAAAAGCAGAACAAAAAGAAAGAGAAGGACAAGCAAAACAAAACGCAGCATCTGAACTGTCTACTGATCCGTTTGACTTAGATTTAGTAAAAAGGGCTAGGAGTCTTGGTGTTACTGGTGCAGAGATTTTAGATATTCAACGTGATTTTTCTGTCACTACAACCCTTCAAAACGATTTAGCAGATAAAGAGCTTATTCGTAATCTTAAAAACGAAGTCGGTGCTCAAGCTGATATTGGCAGTTCGGAGTTTAGCGAAGGAATGGCAGATAGACTGATTGCTTCTGGACGGGTAGACCTTGCAGAGCGATACAGAAATGACCAGATACAGCAAGAGCAAGCAAAACGTAAAGCACAACAAGAAGAACTTTCTAATAGAAAGTCGTTTTTTGACAATAAAAATCTAAATGTTTATAGCTACAGCCCAACTGATAAAAAATGGTTTGATCAAAGTGGTAATGCCATAGAAAAACCAAAAGGAAGTATTTTGCCGTATAGTGTTACTGCATATGACAGTGCAACCGAAAAAAGGCAGGATATGGATCTTGAATATAGTACACTTTCTTCAGGAGCAACCCAACTAAAAAATATTCTTAATGACCCAAGTTTTGAAGATATGACTGGGCCATTTTTTAGTCCCGCATCAGTAAAAAGAATTACAACAGAGCTTTTTGGAGGAAAAGGATCTAGTACATTGCAAACTATTAGAAGTTTTACGATAGATCATACACTTAATTCAATGGAAAGGCTTGGTGGCTCAGATACCATACAAGAGGTTGAAAAAATAGAAGCTGCTTTTCCTTCAGAAGGAGACGATCCACGTGTTTGGAAGTCTTTCTTTGCTAATGAGTATGCTGATGGTCTTTATAAATCACTCAGGAAAGCTTTTGGAGAAGAAAGAGCAATTGCCGAGCTTAATGGTTTTTTGAATAGCACACTTACGACAAGCGAATTTTCAGATCTTTCTTCAAACAAAAATGGACTTCTAAAGAAAAACAGTATTGCCTATAAACTCAGAGACAAATTAAATGTTGTAACTTTAAATCCTGATAGTATTGCTGCTAAAGAAGCTAGTAAAGTTGACGCTATTGTAAACAAATACCCGGAATAATGAGGATTTAGTTTTGGCTACTATATATCAAGTAGAAAAAGCACTTCTTGCTGCTGATGCAGCTGGAGAAACAGAAGATGCTAAGGTCTTGGCAAAACATCTAAGAGGCTTGCGTGAAGCAGATCAAACAAAAAGTGTTTTTGATACGCTCGTTGATGAGTTTTCTGATCCCGTTGTTGGCGTGCCTCTCCCTTTACCTATACCTAAAAGTGCTGTTCCAGAAAAAGAAACAATCCTTGAGGGAATGGCGGGAATAAACAGGGGATCAGTTGCTTTGTTAAACATTCCGCCAATGCTTTTTAATGCTTTTTCTGGTTTGTTTGGTTCTGATGCTAGGGCATCTATGTTTACTGATCTGCCAATAATTAAAGAGGCAACGGAAGGTGGATTTATGGAAGAAGGGGCGGGCCGTAGTGCTGTTCGTATTGGTAGTGAGTTTCTTGGTGGTGGATTTACACCAACAACTATTGTACAAAAAATAGCCGCTCAGCTTCCAAAAAAAGTTGCAACTACAACGGCTAAAATGCCCGTTGGTACAAAGGTTCCTAGAAGGACTTATCTTGAGACTGCTGCCGCTGATCCTACAAAGTTTCTAAAACAAGAAACAATCACAAGTGGCTTGTTTGCGGCGGGTGGTGCTGCTGGATCGTATGTTTCTGATGGAGATCCGTTGGCAGAGTTAGTTGGTGGATTTTTTGCTGCAACAAGGGGTTCTGCTGTTAAGTTGCCCTATGATGCTGCAAAATTTAGTGGTACTGCCATAAAAGAAGTATTTAGCAATCAAGCTGCAAAGAAAAGGGCTGTTAATATTATTAAAACACATGCTTCTAATCCAGACCTTGCAATTAAAAATTTGAATGCAAGCTTAAAAGCAGGTAAACAAGGAACGCTGTCTCAAATGACAGACGATGTTGGTATAGCAGGACTAGAAAACGAGTTAATTAATGCTTCGCAAGACACTTTTAAAGTAGCCTTAAGGGAATCTGATAACCTTGTAAACAACACTTTAATTGAAGAGTTTAAAAATGTTTCTCAAAAACCTGGTGATTCTGTCTTTAGAAGGCACATGCAGTCTAAAGTAAGAGAGTCAAATAATAGTGTAAACAATATTGTGCAAAGCGGCATTAAAGATGCAAGATCAAAGTTTGAAACGCTTGGCACCC